GGAGAAGGAACCGGAGAAGGAACCGGAAGATGACCTCATCTGAGCAGCTAGAGGCGTATGACCGCCTGGTGGACGCTGTGCTCCGCAAGTCGGAGACCGGCGTCGTCCAGTTGTTCCAGGAGCTGAACTTCTACGACGTTCCGCTGGCTCGGGAGGAGATCAAGTCGTTCCTGGTGGAGATGGTGGACATGTACGGCCCCGCCCTAGCGGAGGGAGCTGTGGAGTGGTATCAGTCCGTCCGACCGGACAGCCTGAAGCCCTACGATCCGGAGATCATCAAGGCGCTGGACATGCCGGAGAGAATGGACCGGACGTCCCGTTACGCGGTGGAACTGCTGCAGAAGGACCCGGCCAGCGCTGCGAAGGTGATTGCCCGCGCGCTAGGTCGGGAGATACAGTCGTCCGCCCGTCGCACGATGCTGACGGCGGCGGACCTGGACCCGAGTGCGCCGCGCTTTGCCCGCGTCCCGCGCGGGAAGACGTGCGCATTCTGCACACTTCTGGCGTCCCGAGGGTGGGTGTATCACTCCGAGGAGCTGGCCGGTGGGGCAGGACACGAGTTCCACGAGCGGTGCGACTGTCGCATCGTTCCTGATTGGGAACACAAGGATCTTCCGGGGTATGACCCGGATGACATGTATGGTATGTACCTGAAGGCACGCCGCCGCGCGGTAGAAAGCGGGGCGAAACACCCGGACTCAGGTATAATAGCCGCATACATGCGTTCAGAATTCCCTAGCTCGTTCACAGACGGGCTGGGGGTTCCTCGGTCGGAGAAGGGCGTTCGCTCATCTAAGCTCGGGGATCTGATCAACCGCCTTGAGAAGGAGAACAGCCATGGCGAAGAACACTAAGGCCACCGAGGCCACCGAGGCCACCGAGGCCACCGAGGCCACCGAGGCCACCGAAGCCCCGGAAACAGTCACCCGCAAGGAGATCTCGGACATGTTCGAGGCCTTCGTCGAGTCGTTCACGAAGCAGCTCGGCGAGATGGGTGACGTGGTCAAGACGATGTCTGATCGCATGGAGGAAGACCAGAAGGCGCGCCAGCGCGAGACCCGCCTGAAGAAGGCTGGGATTCCCGATTCGCTCGCTCCTTTCCTCAAGGACGACGCTGACCTCGAGTCGCTTTCCGGCGTCCTGTCCGGACTCACCGGCCCGGCGGCCGCCGCCCCCCCCCCCCCCCCCCCCCCCCCCCCCCCCCCGCCCCCCCCCCCGCCCCCCCCCCCCCCCCCCGCGGGGGGGGGCTCTACCCTACGATCTACAGGCCACGCTCGAGGAGCTGGTCAACACGTGGCGTGCCCGGTACCCCGGGAACGCCCGTCGCCAGGCGTACCTGGACTGCAAGGTCTACGTGGACAGCCTGAACATTGCACTTCCTCAGGAGATTGCTCGAGACCTGAAGATTGTCTCGACCTGGCCTGAGAAAGCTGTGTTCTCGCTGTCGAACCGCTGCCACTGGGACGGGGTCGTTGCCCCTGATGGTGGGGAGGACCCGTATGGACTGTCTTCTGTACTGGCGGAGAACCGCTTCTCCACGGAGATCAAGCAGGCTATCGCCTCCGCTGCTACGCACGGCGTGTCGTTCCTGGCGACGCTGCCCGGTGACGTGACCGCGGGCGACCCGCCGGTGCTGGTCCTGCCGTATTCCGCCATGACGGCGGCGGCGCTGTGGGACCGGCGTCGACGCGGCCTGCGAGCCGGTCTGCTCATCAACGACGTGGACTACCTCGGTCGGCCGACAGAGCTGATCCTGCTCACCCCGCACGTCATGGTGAGCATGGCCCCGCTCGGCAGCCAGGGATGGTTCGTCACGGGGCACGTAGAGCACAACCTCGGTCGCACGCCGATGGAAGCACTCGTCTACCGGGGCAACCTCGACCGTCCGCTGGGTCGCTCCCGCCTGACGGACGGCGTGCTGTCTATCGTGGACCGCGCCGTGCGCGCATCCATGCGGATGGATGTGTCGTCGGAACTGTTCACCGCGCCCGGCCTGCTGCTCCGTGGCGTGGACAAGGGCACCTTCGACCAGATCAAGTCGTCCTGGAGCTGGCGTCTCGGCTCCGTCAAGGGCGTGTCTAGGGATGAGGAAGGCGACCTCCCCGAGGTGGACGTCATCCCCCAGCAGTCCATGCAGCCGTACACCGACCAGCTGCGAGAGCTGGCACAGGAGATGGCTGGCGCGCTGTCCCTCCCGGTCGGCTCGCTGGGCATCGTGCAGGACAACCCGTCCTCCGCCGATGCCATCTACGCCGCTAAGGAGGACCTCGTCACGGAGTGCTCCGACTTCAATGACGCAGCGTCCTACTCCCTGAACCGGATCTACTGCAACATCATCGCTCTACGGGACGGAGTCCTCCCGGAGGACGCCCGTCTCATTGACACCCACTGGCGCAACCCAGCTCAGCCGAGCATCGTCTCTCGGTCGGACGCCATGATCAAGCAGATCCAGGCGATCCCCAACCTGGCCCTGACTGACGTGGCGCTGGAAGAGCTAGGCTACACTCAGCAGCAGATTACCCGTATCCGTGCGCAGATCGATAAGTCGCAGCGCCGGGAGACCCTGAGCGCCATCCTCCTGCCAGAGAAGGAACCGGAGAAGGAACCGGAGAAGGAACCGGAAGATGACCTCATCTGAGCAGCTAGAGGCGTATGACCGCCTGGTGGACGCTGTGCTCC